TGTATAATTAATGTCTAATTTATTGTTTTTAATTAGCCACTCATCGGCTGACTCATTCCTAACCATTTTGGCTAAAAATTCTTTTGATGTTTGGTATATCTCATGTATATCAAACTCTTTACTCTCCAAATCACCTGTATTATCAAACACATTGAAGCTTCCATATATTTCTTCATACTGTTTGGCAACTTGTTGTGATTTTACCCATTTATCATGCCTGACCGATTCAACCATCATCCTAGACAACAAAGAATTTCTTTCTTTACTGGTTTCATCTGAGGTATTAACAAACACCATCATGGTTTCATAACCAAGTTCTTCCAGTTCTTCTTTGATATATGTAATCTTTTCGTTATCGTCTGCTGGACCATTAATGATGAGTGGACCACGATTACGAATTGCTTCTCTACGATAATCACTGGTTTTCTCAGATAACTTTTGTTTGTCGGCCAAGTAATCTCTGGCTTGAATAAGGTTCAACTCTACAATCTTAGTGGATGGAATGGCTTCACGAATGATAATATCTTTACCAGAACCAGGTCCACCAGTTATGAAGATTGCTTTAAATCTACCATGGTCATCCGATTCATGTAACCCCATACCCTTACGAGTATCGTGCATCAATTCTTTGGTGTGAGCATCAGATACATGAGCAGGAACACCTTTACGGAACTCACCAAAATTCTTATTCTTGGCGTGCTCTCTCATTTTTGTACCAGACATACCTTCAGAACCTTCAGCATCAGGATCTCTTTGGCCAGCAGAATGAACTGTTATCTTGTGGAACTTATAGTGTCCGTGTTTACCAGATATACCATTATATTTGTTTATAGAATCACGGAATTCTTTTACACGGTCAGAACCAACCACAACATGAAGGTGAGTTACACCTTTTTTGTATAGTTTGGCTGCATGATGAAAAATGGATGGTTCTTCTTTAGAGGAAGATTCAACATTGGTACCAGGTGAATATCTCTTTAGATGCTTGACCTTTTGTTCACCACTCAATGGATTTTTCTTGGTATCTTGTGAATGTGATACGATAACGTGGTGTGAACCACCAACATTATTTGCAACATCTTTTACTTTATCAATAACCTTTAAGTGACCTGTGGTTGGAGGATTCATCCGACCAAAGGTCATCACGGCGTGCTTTTCACCTTTTTTTGATTCTTCAATAATCTCTAAAAAGGATTTCATTAATCTCCGTGAGCCTTTCCATCACCTTTGAAAGAAGTTTCTGGATCACTAACGGAACTAGGTCTCATTCTATGTGTGGCAAAAGTTACACCTTTGTGTTTAAAATGTAGTGTAGTTCCTTTATGCTCAACAGTAATATTTTTATGGTCGTGTAATTTATCGTTCCAATGTTCACTAGGAACTATTGTTTCGTGTTTTAATCCACTACCTTCTTTTTTTGGAGCATTATATGTTGTATGTCTAATGTGTTCATGTCCAAGATGTTGCATTGGAGTTTTATTAGTTTGTAACACATGAGTTTTAATATGAGCAACTAAATCATGTTTTGAACCTGTGCTTAATACATGATGTGTGTGTTCTGCTATTTTAGTAGCGGTTTCTTTATTTGCGGCTTTAACGTGTTCTTTCATTTCTGAATTTGCTTTCATCATTGCAGAACGTTCTTTTTTATTTTTTGTATTTGCCAGTTCAGGGTATTTTTCAGCAATCTTTTTTCTATGTTCATGAACAATGTGTTCGGCACTATAGTTTGCTTTTAGGCCTGGATTGGAAGCAGTAATGTGTTTATTAGTATTGTCAGTAACTTTTAAACTAACACCATGATATTTTTTTCTAGTGCCCTTATGTGAATGAATAACAATGTCAGAAGCATCTTCTTTTTGACCAGCTTTTATACCAGTAGACCTTTCTGTGTCACCTCGTTTTGAAGTCCAATGCACATCGTGGATTTTATGACCAGATTTTTCTATATGTTTTTTAATATCATCCGCTGCAGATTTAGCTTTATCATGTAGTTTTTTATACTCATCTGGATGAAGTTGTGATTTAATTTTATCATGCACTTGTTTTGGACTATCACCTTGTTTATCTGCGTGTTTCTCCATGTGTTTTTTACCACGCAAATGATACCCCACCAACAATTCATGTAAAACTCCTTTTGAATTGGAAGTTATTTTTCCATCGGCCTTTACATGAGATTTAGCTGCAGTTGTATCCCTTTTGGTCGATTCAAACATTGATTTATGTTCATTTTCAGGATGGCCATAATAATCATTTTCGTCATCTGGAAATTCATCATCTTCGTCATCATTATCTTCATTTTTTTCATCTTCCGCTTCCAAACGTTTTATGAAATCTTCTATTTTTTCTTTTTGAGATTTGGTTGCTTCGGTAATAATACCGGCTCTTTCAAGATATATTTGTAATTGGATTGACATTTTTATTTCCTTACCTTTAATAAATTTTGTTTAGCAAACTCAGCACGATTAACCAATTTAGTTGGTTCTTCTTTACCATTATGTGTATGGTTCACAACAAACCCCTCAGGTTTAGACTTCTTACCATCGATGTGGTGATGATAACGACCTTCATGTGTCTCTAACGAATTAACCAAAGCGTTTTTGGCTTGATGTAAATGATGGTGTGATGCCAATAGATTCTCATAATGGCCTTTATTCTTTTCAACATGAGAGAGTTCATCATCACGTTGTTTAGATTTTTCGGCCTTGCCTTTATCCGATTTTGCTTTAACAATAACCTTTTCATGCTGACGTTGTAAATGTTCTTTAAAACCCTTAACATTAGGAACTTCATCCGTCCTTACAGTATGATTTATATATGTTGATAAATGACCGGTTTCACCACTATGTTTTGGATGAATGGCATCATACATTTTATGACCATGAGTTGTGTGTATAGCTTTTGCTGCAGCCATATGCTTCTGATATGACTTTTCGTTTTCTTCTGAGTGTTTTACTTTACTTGTATCATGTTCAGCACCATGTAAATGGACATCTGGATGTTCTTTGAATTTACTTAAATCTGGATGAGGTGAGGCTTTCATGCTAGACATTGCTCTATTAACATAGTCATGGCTAAGTTTACTAGCATCAGAAATATGATACTGTTGGTGAACAACTATACCAACTTTAGATTTTTTAATCTTATCTTCTTCTTTTTTGTCTTTAGGAGTATAGGTGATTGTATTTGGTGTAAATGATACGGCCTCGGCAACATAACTTTCACTTATAGTTTTTGTATCTTGGTGGTGCATCAAATCACCTTGGTATATACCAGTCTTTGGTGTTACTTTAGGTAGATGTTTTAATGCGTGTTTAAGTGTTTTTACTAAGCCTGGTGCGTGACCGTGATTTCTTTCAATGTCTTTATCGGTATGGTTAATCTTAGGGTCTTTATTGAAGGCTGATTTAGTGGCAACAAAGAACTTACCAGTTTTAGGATGATGACCAAAAACTAATGATGGAGAACCATCATATTTCATTGTAAGGTTGGAACTTTGTTGACCTGCCTTGATATGAGCATGAGCCTTTTCTAAGGCCCCAATTGCGTGTTCAAAGCCGTCATGGCCGTGCATTAATGGTCTATCTTCAGCATGAGTAATATGCTTAAGTTGACCACCTTCTTCAGCTTCTTCTTTTAAGAATGATTTAAACGATAACATAGGTTTCCTTCTAGATTTGCAACACACTTTGGTTGCTAGTTTGCTTATTTATACAAGATTTATTTTTCTTGGTTGAAACTTTAGAAAGATTGGGTTCGATACATAGTGCCGAAATTGTTCGGTTTTACAAAGACACTCCATAATGTGACGCCACACCATGATTACCATGAAATCCTAAACTTTTACCACACCAAGGAGAACTAAGATTATGCTCGATACTGAACCTATCCGCTAGATGATTAGGACTATATCTTATGCCATATTTGGCCTCCAACTCTTTACGATATACCCTACAAATCATATCATCTTCTTGTTCCTGAGGTTTCTCCATCATTTTAAAATCTAGGAGTGCTTGATATAACTTTTTGCTTCTGAGAGAGAACCCTCCGTTACCTACTTGGTTCTCACTACCAAATCTGTCGTGGTGCCATGACCAAACAGCTCCAATATAATCATATTCTAAAAACTCATCAGTCCAAGCCTGGGGGTTTACAGCAAATCCATCATATTGAACAATAATATTGAAATCTTCTACCACGGTTTGTGGTATTAATTCAAGCGTAACTCTATTATAATCGTCTGGTAT